AGTCAACTTGGCCCTTGACGCCGCCGCGCTCGGCAAACATCGCCCAGTTGTCCACGGGAATCAGCTGGTTTTCGGTGGTCTGGTTGTAGAGCCTTTGGATGCCCTCGGCGCTCTTGTCGTAAACGCCGGCCACACGCGCAGCGCGAGTGAGCCAGGTTATGCGGGTGTTGATCTCGTCCAGCTCATTGAACTGGTCCTGAGCAAAGATGTAGTCAGCCCGAGGCATGAAGTTGCTCGAGGTGACGTTTGCGGCCAAAGGTTTCGGGCAGGGGAAGAATCCGTCGAGGCCCAGTGGATCGTCTTTGACGTCCAGGATGATGTCGCAGCTCTTGGCGTACCAGTAAACCTTGCGCTTTTCCTTGCACCAGATCTCAAAGACTTCGGCCTTGCTCCAAGGATCGTGCTTTGGTGACTGGTCGTTGACCTGGTCTTTCTTGCTGTAATTGCCCAGCGGTACTTGTGCAGCGATCACCTCGCCAAAGCGAGCCACCAGCTGGTCTTTCGTCATGAAAACGCGACGGGCAACCCAACGCACTTCATGCCAGGTGCGGGCGGGGGAGTAAAAAAAGTCTTCCCAGTAGATGTAGTCGCAGGGGGCGTCTTCGTTGACGATGCGCTCGGCCTCTTGAGCAGGGCTCAACTCTTGGCCGTACTCGTCAAACACCGCAGGGATTTCGTAAGGCTCAGTAGTGACTTCGTATCTGAGCCAGATCTGGCCACAGCCAACGACAAGCCAGTCCTCGATGCCCTGGCGCACAGCTGAGTCCCAGGCAGAGACGTTGTCGTCAAAGGCGCGGTTGAGCAAACGCTGCAGCATCGTGCCGGATACGCGGGCGACGTCGTCGTCGTAGTCTTGAAACGAGCGCGCAACGTCGGCCTTCGGTGGCCGTGCGTAGAGCATGGAGAGCAAGACCTGCATCGTTGACCAGAACAAGTTGACCTTGCTCTCGTCCTTCGCATACGCGTCGCGCTTGTCCAGGTAGCGCTGCGTGATGCGGTTCGCGTCCTGGTGAAACTTCAGCAGCTCCTGCTGCGAGGCCTGAATCTCGGTCTGCCACTTCTGGGCCAGGCCGTTTGGCGTATTTGCGAAATCGCTCTCGCTGTTAATCGATGCGCTGTTACTCATCATCCAACCCTTCCAGACTGCACCGCTTGGCAGTCCCAAATGTCATTAAGTGCAAAGGCGTAGCTCGCGCCACCTTTGGGCAGTGATGAGATTGTAGTAACACGGCTCGATTTTCGCGACGTTGGGCGCGCAGCAAGGGCCAGGTATCTGAACGAATCAGACGCGTGCGAGTGCTGGTCGTGCTTGGGTCTGTTGCGATACGTTTGCGTCTTCTCATCCCACTCGCGCATGTACGCACGCAGGTGTTCGAGGCCCTCGTAGGTCTTCTCCTCGTCGAAGTAGCACGTCGGAATCGTGAGCCTTGCCGCCTCGATGCCGTCCTGCAGGGACATCTCGGGCACAAGGTTTGGCCGGATGCCGTTGGCCAGGAACTGCTCGATGATCGACTTGCCGGTCTGCAGCGATTTGGCGCGTGCGTCGTGTGGCAGGAAGATGCCTTTGGGGTTGACCAGGTATGGCCGGCTCTTGACCCAGTCGATGTAGAACTGAATCGGCTGGTTGTCGTCCTCCATGAAGTCAACGATCCGAATACCGTCACGCGTCTCCTGCCAGCCCCACCAGGAGCAGCTGTCGGTGTAGCCAAGGTCAGCGACTAGGTTTACAGGGAACGCGGGATCGACAGGGTGCTTGCCGATGCGACCCTCGTTGTAGGCCTCACCGATCTGCTTGGCGAAGTAAGCGCCTGGCACAGCAGCGTCAAAGCTGCACTCGTACTCGACCGCGAACGCGTCCTCAGTCATCTGAGCCTTGGCGTCTCTCAATTCATCGGGGTGAATGATCCCTGTCTTGCTGGCCGGCAGCTCGAGCAGTAGGTGCGTGTTGGGGTTCATCCGCGCTTCTTCGCGCAGATTCCAGAACATGTTCTTGCCAGCGGGCGTGCCGGCAAAAATGGCCCAGCCGCGTCTGTCGGATAGCGCCGGCCTCAAAACTTTGTACCAGGCGCTCGGTCTGATCTGGCCGACCTCGTCCAGCACAACGCCGTCAAAGTACATACCGCGCAGGGCGTCGTAGTTGTCGGCGCCGGCCACATAGATCGTTGACTCACCGCCGTGGCCGTTGTTGATCGTGATCTTGAGCTCCGACTCGTTGGGCGGCTTGCTCCACATCGGACGCGTCAGGTCTTTGAGGTAGGTCCATGCAACGCGCTTGGCCTGGTCACGCTGCGGGGCCATGTACGCAAACTGCGGTTTAGGCAGCGCGGTCTCGAGCGCGCCGATCACCAGGTCAGCGCACATGGCCACCGTCTTGCCGCAGCGCCGATGCGCCACGACGCAGACCCAGCGCTTGTCGCGGTTGTGCAGCGGGGTGAAGACGCTGCGGGGGACGTACTCGTTGAGGTTCACTTGGTGAGCCTCTCGAGCTCGCGGTCAACGTACCAGCGGGCTTTCTTCAAGTCCTCGATTGCGTTGTCGTTTTTGAGGCCTGCACGCCAGATGTACTTCACCGCGTTGCCAAGGCAGAAGTTCATGTGCTCCGTGATCTGGATGCACTCGACGCCGCTCGGGTGCTCGGTGTAGTGGCTGGGATGGTTAACGGGGTCGTGTTGAGAATTGCTCATCATGTCTTTTTTGGTTGGTGAATTTTGGCGGGGGGACCCTTTTCCTCTCGGGCCCCGGCCCCCGGCTCGATGGGGGGTGGGGGGTCCAGGAATTCCGGCCACGGCACGGGCAGATCGTGGCCACAGCACGCGATCGCAGGCTGGTCCAAGGGCGAGTAGCCTCATGCACCTTGCGCGTCTCCTGCGTCGTTCTGTGAGGTCGCGCCCTGGTCGGCGTCGGCTGCCGCCTGCCCGCCGCCTGCCGGCGGTGTGTCAATCGGATCGATGATCCGGTACTTGCCTGCCGAATCCCTTTGCATATCAATGACTTGCGTGACCGGCTCTGCAATTTGTGTCGTTGTTGCGCCAATGTTGCGCTGGCCAAGCCAGGACAGCTGCACCTGGATGCCGCCCTCCACGTTGGCGTTGATCTGCGTCGGCAGCACCTTGCTCACCAGGCCAACAAACGCGGCTCGGTCGCTCTGCGTGCCTTGCGCCAGGCGCACCAGGTACTCAGGCCCTCCGACCGTGTCGAACGCCTCGAGCACGGCCTCGCGCAGGTTCGTGAGCCGGTTCTTCACGCCCTTCGGTCGCCCGCCGGGCGTCGGGGCCCCTGTGAGCGGGCTCACGCCCCCTGTTTTCTCATTTCCGACTCGTTTTTCTTGATCGGTACTGGATGCATATCCAGCATCGATTGCTTGCTGCAAAACCGCGTCCTGCAGCCGCTGCCCGATGTCGTCTTGTTGCTTTGTTTCGATCATGCTTCGATTTTCTCATCAGTCAAAAGGAACAAACAAACCGATGGCCATCAAGCCCAGCCCGATGAACCAGAACCCAAACGCGCACAGCCCGACGCCGGCGATGAAATACAAATGTGCTGCCATTCTTCCTTCTCCTTCCAAATTTGCACCGCACCCCACCCCTATATATCTAAGTGAGTGCGGTGCACCCCATTCCCCACTACCTGTAGTGCTTATGCACCGCACCCCAGCGGGGGGTGCGTTGCAGTGCATCTCACTGCACCTCACCCTGCACCTTACTTGCGGTGCAGTGCGGTGCAGATGGCTTTGCAGGCACCTGCGGAGCCGGAGTCTTAGTGCCAAAAATGCGCTCCCACGCATCCTGGTAGCCACTGCCTGGTCTGCGGTCTGAACCTTTGCCGCCGTCACTTGATGCCATTACGTCTCTCCAATCGTTTCAGTGCAGGCGCGATGAGCTTGGCCACCCACCACGCTGTTTTGTTTTTGATCTTGATCCTGACAAGGTGCAGGTGTTTGCGTTGCCTGACTTTCATGCTTTGCCCTCCAGGATCTGCAGCGCCGCCTGGAAGCCTGCAAGGCCTCCAACGCGCTGATCCCCGATGAAGATCTGAGGCATCTGCCTGGCCTCTGGATACTCGGCCATGAAGTTGGCCCTGCGCTCACCGACCTCGATGTCCACCTCCTGGACCTCAAAACCTTTGACATGCGCCAGCTTCTTGGCGGCCACGCAGTTGGGGCAGTTGGCCTTTGTGTAGATCGTGACTCTCATTTGTTTGGTCTCCTTGTTGCTCTATGTGTCCAGCAGGCTGCGCAGATCCATCTGGCCGCGCTCATCTGCACACCGCCCTCTGGCGGCTTTAATTCTTCGCACTTGTTGCACAGCTTGAACTTGTGCATGTTCTTTGAGGACTTTGGCATCTCGATTTGGTTTTTCACAAAGCTCATGCGTCTGCCTCCTCACGCTGTGCCCATGTAGGACCAGCACCTGATCCAAGTGCCACACGCGTCTGGCCTGCTTCTGTGAGCACCACGCGCTGGCCTGACATGCGGTTGGCTTTCTTGTAGGTCTCAAGTGCGACCAGGCCTTCACGCTCGAGGTCGCGCATGATTCCAAAGAAGGCCTTGCGGTCCAGGTGGTTGGGAAACTCTGTGTCGTCTGCCAGGACGTTGTAAATGTTTGAGCGCGGTGAGTTGCTGCTCATTGAGAGGTTCACGCCTGCTGCGACTGCCCTGCCGATCAGTTTGAGAATCGCAGCGCGTTGTGTATTTCGCACCAGTGATTGCGCAGCTTTTTGGCCTGGGATTGTTCCAAAGCGCTTGAAGACTTTGGCGACTGAGTCGAACTCGATGCGCAGCTCTTCTTGCAGTGGTCCCAGGTTGCACTTCTCATGGCGCAGGACAACAGTGTCAGCATCACGCACCATCGCCCAGCGCGACCTGGCTGAGTTGTTCCAGGCCGTGGAGCCTGAGAACGTCGTGTTGCTATCGAGCCCTGCCCCACCTCGCACGCTCGCCTTGTCAACGTGCGCCAGCAAAAGAACGGCTGCGCGTGTGACGTTGGCGATCAGGTTTAGAGCACGCATGAAGCCGCGCACCTCTGTTCTGTCGTTCTCGTTGGATGCAAAGACGTCTGAGGCGTTGTCGATGATCACGACGTTGGCTTTGCTGGCCACAGTGACATCGGCCAGCCATTGCATGCGCTCTGTGATGGCGCCGTCCTTCCACAGGATGCAGTCGGCCTGAGTCAAGTCATAGACGACCAGGCGATCGCGCAGCTCTGACATGGAGATGCCAAGGTCTGCACAGATGTTGGCCACGCGGAAATGCACGGTGCGTGCCTCGTCTTCACCTGAGAGGATCAGCACCTTTGATGGCTTGGTCTCAATGTCGAACAGGCTCATCCCATGAGCCATCGCCACGCCCAGCTGCAGTGACAGGTTGGACTTGCCCACGCCGCCGTTGGCAGACAGCAGCGTGACTGTGCCCTCTGGCAGCCAGCCTTCGTAGCGCCAGTTGGTTGGCTCAGGAAGTGAGCCAGACAATGCAGACCAGTCCATTGGCTGCAGATCGCCCTTGACCTCTGGCACTGGCTCATCAGGTGAGCCATTGGGCATGGACAAATTGACAGTGATCTGAGGTGGCTTGCGCTCTTCAGGCGAGAACTTCTCAGCACTTTTGACTGCGCGTGGAATCTCTGCGCGGCGCTGCTCCCATCTGCGCAACTCGTCCTCGTTGTGCACTGGGCGGTTGGCGTCCATCAGCGAGTAGAGAAACTCCACCGCTGCGCCCGCGTACATACCGCCGGCCATGAGGCTGGCAGCCAGGCGCGTGATCGAGTCGTGATAGTTGCGCTCGTTCAATGGGCCGCTGATGCCTTGCACCATCTCGCCTGCGTGTGTGCCTGTGCCTGGTGTGCCAGAGACTTTGGCCACTTGTGCCTGGACCTGCAGCACATCAAGGTCGATGCCGACAGCTGCGCACGCGTCAGCCAATGACCAGCGCACGCGTGGCGCCCAGGCATCAAGCTGCACAGTCCAAGCGCCAGCAGCGCGTGGCTTTGTATTTGTTCCTATTGGCAGGCGCACATAACGCACGCATGCGTTGCCAGACGCGTCGTTTGTCCTGCCTCTAGCGGCCAGGGACGACATCACGCGATCGATGAGCTGCCTGTTGTAGGTGTCCTGGTCTTCTGGGTCCAGGAGGATGCCGACCTGGTAGTTGCCGGGGCTGGTCTGCATTGACCAGCTAAAGGCCTGAATGTCAGCAGGGTTGACGTCGTCAACGACAAGCGCGGCCAGGCGAACAAATGCGTCCTTGCGCCTGACGACTTCGCCGTCATCGGTGGCGCCTAGGATTGCGGTGCAGAAGTAGGTGTTGTCCTCGCCTGCCCTGTCGATCGTGGCTGCCTGGGCGGGTGTGCCCTTGTAGTTCCGGCCAGCCCAAACGGCAGGCGGTGCGTTGCCTGGGTCAGCTCTGAAGCTCGTCACCCAGCCGTGCTGACCCTGTTCAAAGGAGCCATACACTTCAGCCAAAAAGTCTGAGTTGGTCATTGTTGATGCCTCAATGACCATGTCAAACCTCAACGGCTGCAAGCTCCTCGAGAGTGATGTCAACGCCTTGCTGGCGCGCCATCACAACCAATGCGGACCAGTACCGCTGCGGAATCACGCCGCCCGTGCCGCCTGGTTTTGGCTGACACCAGCGCGAGAGCG